ATTGTGCCTCGGGTCGCCATACTCGATGCCCCTGTCGAATAGTGTGTCTCCAGCACTTTCGAGCCATTCATTTAATGATTTCTGTGTATCGGACACTTGCTCTCCCTCTCTTATATCCTTCATTAAAGGCTTTAGCTTTGGCTGAACTCCAAAGAGCCCATAAGTAAAGGCCGAAGAATGGAACGCCGATGGTTATTGCAAAGACTTGCGTATCAGATAAATTAGGAAACATCTGCACTCACCCCATATTTATCAAGCCAATATGCAGAGATTTCAGCCTTAGATAAACGGCCTCTAAGCTGCTTCTTACCCATCCGCTCTTTAGCAAATCTTCTTATTATTGATCCCTTAACCCAATTTGTCTCATCAGTCCAAGCCCCTGCTTGAGAATCAAATCGAATAAGGGTTACTTTATTTACCATTTTGCTCCCGTTCTGTAATCCCTAAATGGATTAACGGGTTAAATGTATTTGCTTAAATGTATTTAGACAAGCAATAGTTCGGCGAGTCGTATATCAAAGAAGCCGCATAGCCTCTCGGAATGGGCTTTGTTGCTAAAATCGGTTGTAATCGGCAGACTCTTCAAAACCCACTCAGGCTCGATTAGAGCCCCTAAATCGAACTGGTAGATGCCCTTAGGTGTCGCATTGATATAAAGGGTCTTAGCGCCCGTCCTAGCCCTTATATCGGCCAGATAATCCCACTTCTTCTTCTCAATCAATAGGCGGTCATAATGCGTTCTACGACATTTGAGCTCAATATAGCTATCGCTGGTAATGCCATCTGCTCGGTCGGTCGCTGATAAGGGCGTCAAGTCTGGGTAAAGCGACTTGAGAGCCTCGAATAACTCAACCTCTCTAAAGTAGATTAGTTATCTTCCTCGCCATCTTCCCAACCAATTTTCTTTATTGGGTCATCGGCTGGCACTATCCAATCAGGGTAAGAGCTACGATCCATAGCAAAGGCCAGAGAAGTGCCTTCGTCCATTCCAGCTCTGCGACAAGCTTTATAAACTTCATTGGCAGCAATAGCCCAGAAATCAAGCTTTGTTAGCGGTGTTTCCTTAGTAGTCCTTCGTCTCTTAGGACGCTTGACTGGCTTTTTACTTACGCGCTTTCGCGTTGCCATTTCTGACCCCTCTCGCTAGGGCCAATTCTAGCTGAGACTCCATTTTATCAAGGCGCGACACTATTGGAATATTCTCCAATTTAATTATGTAGCGAAGCCCAGCAATCAGTAGGGCAATTGATCCTAAGACTGATGCAACTAGGGTTGCTAATTCAGCTGCAACCATTACCGGACTTTGCCGTAACGCTCGTAGTTAGGATTAAGCCAGTTAATAATGCTAGGCAAGACTGACACTAGAGCGGCATTTGCAATCGCATTGAGGTCGAATCCCACCGCTAGGTAAGTCGCTAGGGCTGTCGCTAGAAATGTCTTTGCCCAGCTTTCGGCCATCTTTTTTAGGTCGCTCATTCTTGTCTCCTTCTAGGTCAAAGTAACTGCCGTCTTTGTCTCCCAAAGTTGTAAAGCTAATATGAAAATGAGAACGATGAGGATTAGGGCCTGAGTATTTACGCCGCTTCCAGCCCAGTATCGGGCTCATAATCTTTCCATCGTAGATAATATATTTAATGCGCTTATCGCCCTTCTTGGCGCACTTACGAATCTTCTCAACTAACGCATAAGCTTCTTCTTTGTGCGCTGCTAGGTCAGAATCAATGTCTATAGCTCTAACGATTCCATTTGCTGGTATATGGTCAGAAGTGCCTTTAGCAATGTGCCGAGCGTCAGCAATCCAGCCATCAGACTTCCTATCGCGATCAGGATAATCATCGTCAATTTGCTCCCGTAACTGGACGCCAGCTGCACATAGTCTATTCATTATTTTGAGGGATTGTGCTAAAGGCCTAAAGCAGCTTTCAAGTCAGGCAGACTTAGGCCAACGCTTGCTAATTTTTCCTCAATGGTAATTTCTTTGTCTATACCAATATGCTTAGAAACTATTTCTTCAGCCTTTTCTTTATCTGTTTCAAGAATATCAAGGTGTAATTCGTTGCCGATAATTACTACTGACCTACCATCATCAATTTCTACGCCAGCATCCCTTAATTCTTCCCTTAATTGTATGCCGTTTAATTTTTTAGGTTTTGTAAAAATTATCATTTTATGCTCCTAAATAAGTTATGGTGCATTTTGCATCGCCAATCGTATTTTGACTTATGTTATAAACTTCTGCAAATATCACATCGGAAGCCGACAAATCATAAACTTCTGCGATTGTTTGAGTATTTGTGTTATTTGAAGTTAGACAATCATATCTTCTGAACGCATTGCTATTTTTTCTTACATAGACTTCTCTAACGCCGTTTCCAGTAGTCCAAAAAATGCTCCAAGTAAATAGATATTTGCCACCTTTACCAGATGGGATTGTAAAATTTTGAGTGTTTGAAGAAGTAGAATGGAAACTATTGGTGTCATATTGTTCAGTATCAAAAGTAATGTTTGTATTACCGCCAGCGCCCGTCGTTATAGAACCATTACTTGCGCTTACGCCAACAAAAGCAGCAGCACTAGGGGCAGCCCACTTCAAGCCTGTAGTTTCCGCAGAATCCGCAGTTAAAACTGTTCCGTTAGCGCCAACACCGAGACGCGCATCAACTGTTGAAAATGTAAAAACATCTCCCTTAGTTGTTAAAGGTGTTTGATCTGATGGACTTGCCCAGCTTGGAACTCCAGCTGCGACTGTTAAAACTTGCCCTGCTGAGCCAATAGCTAATCTAGTGTTTGTGTTGCTGGTCGCTGAGCGATAAGCAATATCTCCAAGCGTTGTTTCAGGATTTAGCGCCTTGGTGGTTGTATCGACTGAATTGCCAAGGGTTCTTATGGCAGCTGCGCCATCCTTCACAAGATCAGTATCGTCAGGGGTATCCCAGCCGTAATTAGTAGTCGTTGCCATTTATTCTCCTATGCCACAATTGTAGCGTTTAGCCAGTATAAAGCTGGATTGATTGTATTCCAAGTCTCGACCGCTGGGACTGAGTTCCAACGGAAAGCCTGCAAGCTAAATGCTACTGGTGATAAGTTCATCGTCAGCTCTAAACGATTTAACCCAGCCGTCCAAGTCCAGCCCTCTACAAAGCCTTGGAATTCTCCATCCACCATATTGGCTGGCAGATTGACGATATTTAGCGGCATACCCATAAAGACATTCAGCAAGTTATCTCGGTCAGAATTATCTATTTCTGTGTTGCCTAATGCGAAAGTTATTTGTCTTAGAGCAAATTGAGGATAAGCGCGGATAAGTAGATAGAAGGCTGCCTGATCCTCAGCATCGTTCTGATTCCGCAAAGTAGTTCTAATAGTCGTTGCCAATTGACCATAAAGAGCTATTGAAGCTGCATCCTCATCGCTCACTTCGGCATTGCCTACCCCATATCCCACTGTGATGGCATTTCGGACATCGCCAGCTCGCTTAACGATGGAAAGGGCTGGGCCGATGGCGTGATTGCCATCTAAATCGACATAGCCATTAGTTGAAAGATATTGGCTTCTATGTGTTGAGTCAGCATACCCAATTCTGCCCTGAGCATCTTCATATAAATACCCAAGTCCGCTGGTCGCAAATCGAGAAGCTAAATTATAAACTGTGTCATTTAAATTGCTTTCAGAGTGCAAGTCATAATCACCCGGAGTATCTATTTCACCTAATCCGCTATTTTCAGCATCTTCCCATTGGACTGCTGCGTCGTAGTCATTCCAAGTTTCGGCTGCTGGCACTTCGTTCCATTGGTCAAATAAAACTGTGCTTAATAAAGTTTCAATTCTGTCGCCATCAAATTGATGAGCAAAGTTGCCTGTATAAACCGCTCTGGCTAAACGAGCCAATGCTCCTACTGCCACTATTTTAATTTGTTGGCTGGTGGCCGTTAATCCTGAAGTTTGGACTGTAATGCCTAAATCGGTTATAAAGCCGCCAAAAAGATTGACATAAGTGTTAGTCGAATCCTTGACTTCAATAGTTACGGCATCGTTAATTTCAAATGGGACTGATGCCTCAGCGGTTTCAATAAGCGTTAAATTGCAATAGCCAGCGATTGGCTGTGAATAAATATCGGTTCGACCAGAGGTTATAGTCAATCCGCTTAAAGTGGCGCTAGTGACTGTTGAGCCATTTACCTTTACGCGATAAACAGGATTCCAAAGTGTCATAGGAGTAACTGGCTACCGCCCCCACCAGTTCGGGATTGGGTTTGGTTCATCGCCAATATAACTGCTCTAGTAAATCCTTCTTCATCAATGGCAGATGGCGCATTAACATTGATAACCACATTATTACGATCTAAATAATCGCCTTCCGCTCCAATTCTTGTGTTAGGAAATGCGCCAGCAGACATTAAGGATGGAGTGGCAGAACTTGGAGCACTTGGAGTTTTAGCGCTAGGAGCGCTTGGCGTAGTTGATACCTTGGGGGCTGACGGAATACTTGGGCTACTAGGAGCACTAGCAATCTTAGGCAGACTTGAACTACTAGGAGTGCTAGGCGCTGAGAATGAAGGCTTGGAAATAGTAGCTACATTAGGCAACAATGGAACTGCATTGTAAGCGCGAATAAGAACATTAATTGCATCAATAGCAAAATTAACTGCGCTCTTAATTCCATTAACTACTGCACCAATTACATCAAGAATTCCACCAGCAACCTTACCAATGAAGCCAAGTGCTGCACCTAAATTATTAAGCAAAATTGGAACTACGAAGTCTTTAATAAAATTATAAAGGATAGTTAGAGAATCTTTATTTCTGGCAATTGCATCGGTAACTGGCTTTAGTGCTGAATCTTTGAACTCAATAAACTTAGGGATAACTGTGTTTATAAAGTAATCCAAAAGTCTTTGAAGGGTAGGCAATAAAGCAGCTCCTACTGATTCTTTGGCTTCATCAAAGCCGACTTTAAGTCTAGCAATTTGACCTTCAAAAGTATTCGCTTGAACTGTAGCTGCACCACCAAAGGTTTCGGCTAATTGCTTTACAGTTCCTTCTAGTCCAAGGGTTTTGATTTCGGCAGCAGACAAGCCAACACCTAAACGAGTTAGAGAGCCTGTATTGCCTTCATAGGCTTTACCCAAAGCATTAGATACTGCCTCTACACTTTTACCAGTAGCAGCTGAAATATCTAAGGCTAGATTTAATAAATCTTGGGATTCAGTTACTGATCCTGTGGCAACTGCTAGGCGCTGAAGCGCTGGACGCAATTGGTCATCAGCAACGCCAGTAGCCAAAGAGGTCTTAAGTATCTGCTCCTCAACCGCTGAAATCTGGGCTTGAGTTGCGCCAGTAACATTCTTAAGCGCATTGGCTAAACGAAGCTGGGCAGCCTCATCTTCAATTGCTGCCTTGACACCATCAACGGCTAACTTAACTGCATAGGCTGCTGCTGCCGCTGCTGCTGCTGCAAAAGCTGCTGCTGCAACCTTGCCGAACTTCTCTAACTTACCGCCAAAGCCTTCAACCTCTTTAGAGCCAGTATCAAGATTTTTCTTGAGATCAGCGACATCGGCAAGAATCGAGAGCTTAAGGGTTCTACTGCCAGCCATTACTTATCCCATTCTTTCAATATCTTGGAAAATGCTTCTTGCCATTTCTTAATCAATTCAGGCTGAATCTTACGAAGGGTTGGGTAGATAAAGTAGCCAGCGTTTCCGCGACCTTTGCTTGGTGTTCTTCTGGGGAACTGACGCAAGCGATTAGATCCAAATTCATAACCTGCCCAGAGTTTTTGTGTGCTACCGCCACCAGAAAAGCGCTGACTTGCAAAGCCGTAAGAGAACTCTCCGATTTTGGAACTGGCCGAGACTTTAACGCCTGTTGCAATTCTTCTAACTGCTTCTTGACCGAAAGTCCTTGTAAGCGAATAGGCTTTGATTTCATTTGCTGCGTAAGTAGCCAACGCGCTAGATTCTCGTTTAGCTTGGCTAACGGCTTCATCATCCATCGCTTTGAAAGCGGCAATGATTGAGCGGAGCTCGCGCTTGTCGTAGCTGATTGGTAACTCATCTGCCACCGTTACGCTCCTTTAATATTTCTATCGCCGTTAGGACTTGGTCGATGTCTGTCCAGTAAGTCATCGGTATCCCAGTTGCTATCGCTATTTCGACTATTAGTCGGTTGATGCTTCCGGGCTCGTAACTTTTGGGCTTTCATCTCCAATCGTCATCTCTTCAACTGTTAGCTCCCAAATCTCTTGAGGTTTGGTTGGCTTTCCAGCTGCTTCGCGCTT